GTTCAAGGCGGCTACCAGGAAGCTGTTCGAGAAAAAATACTACTTCGGTGTAGTTTATGAGGACGGAAGTATTCACCCTTACTGGGTTTAGATTATATTTTAATAAAGGTGATTATATGAAATTGCGTAATATATTCAATGTCGATAAACGACTGAAAACGTTTGCCGAAATGAAGTATGGCGAGCCGTATTACTATCTGGAGACTGAATTTATGAGGTTTCATAAAGGTATATGGGGCAAAGACCATGCTATCAACGGCTATGAATTGGAATATGAGGATAGAGACAATAACAAGCCTTATACTATGCAGTATTTCAACAGTACAAGAACTATATTTGGAACAAGCAGATTGGCTATTTTATTATGCATTTACTATCGTTATATGAAAGTAAAGGTCAAATAGTATATAATTACTTTAATAAATGTTACAATTATGTCAAAAATGATTCTTATCAGTGATGAGGACTTGAAGGGCCTGATTCAAGAGGCCGTCTCCAGTGCGGTTGACAGTATCACAAAGAAAATTGCCTCCAGGTGTGCTGTTTATAGCTACAACAACCAGATTTTCAGCCAGTCACGTCCTCACGTGACATCAGCACCATCTGGCGGTTGTGGGGCAGAAGACGAGGATGACTACGGCTATGGCGGCTGTGGAGGAGGAAGTAGTAGACGCAGTTACGGTGGTGGCTGTGGTAGTGATACAAGCGGAGGTTGTTAACCTTCGCTTTTTTTATTTATAATGTCATCAAAAAAGTTATATTTTATATACTTATAGGTAATAATTTTTGATGACAGATGGCTAAGAAACAGTTATTCGGGATAAAGTACCCGTTCCTCGCCGACGAGGAGACAGGATATTATGTTGCAGCAAACAAGACTGTGGCTGAGAAGGTTAGAAGTCAGCTCATGCATATAATATTCACTCCCAAGGGTCAGAGGATTAGAAATCCAGAGTTCGGTACTGACCTAATCAAGTATATATTCGACCAGAATGATGACATGTCCTGGGAATCAGTGAAGACAGAAGTAAGTGAGTCTGTTACCAGGTGGGCTACGAATATAAATCTCAATGATATTAGGGTAGTAAGGAGTGAGGAAGACCCAGCACAGGTATATGTGAAAATAATATACAGTGTGACAGAAGGAAATAAAACAATTAAAGATAGCGTAGTAATAGAATTATAATGGAGAAGAAGATAAACTATTTGAGTAGAACATTCGCTGATATAAAGGATGAACTTATCAAGTTCAGCAATCAGTATTATCCAGAAGTTGCTGATGATTTCACTGACTCAAGCATTGGAGCTTGGTTTATTGACCTTGTATCCGCTGTTGGTGATGACCTTTCATATCATACTGACAGAATGTACCAGGAGACCAATATCAATAGTGCAAACTTGAGGAGCACTCTTCTCAACCTTGCACGCACGAATGGTGTGAAGATACCTGGCGCTAAATGCTCTATGTGTGAGGTTGAGCTCAGTTGCGTGTTGCCTGTTGACGGCGACACAACTGCTACTGACGGTAGTATAGCAGAGCCTAACTGGAACTATGCCCCTATTGTACAGAGAACGAGTCTTTTCTCAGCTGGAAGCACAAATTTCGAGCTTACTGAAGATGTAAACTTTGCTGAACAGTTCAACAGCAATGGTTTCTCCAATAGGAAAATCATTCCATCTAGGGATAGTAATGGTAACGTGACTGGATATACTGTTTCAAAGTCAACTATTGCCATCAATGGTACTACGAAGGTATATAAAAAGGTATTGACAGCAGCTGACGTGAAGCCATTCATGGAGGTGGTTCTGCCAGAGGCTAACGTAACTAACGTAGAATCAATTATTTTCAAGGAGACAAGTGACATCACAAGGTCTCCAGAAATCTATGAATACTACATTGATGCAGAAGAATACAGACTCTCAAGCGAGGCTGTAATGACATACAGGTATTTCGAGACCGATTCACTCGCTGACCAGTACAGGTTCGGTATGGTAACGAGGTATGATGATGAGGTTATCAGAAATATTTACAATCCTCATGTGTATGAGGACTATACGGAGCTTACTAAACTTGGGACTAAGAGAACTTCCAGGTACTATCGTGGTGAGTGGAAGCCACTTACCCAGAAGTTTATAACTGAGTATACCGACAATGGCTATCTCAAGGTTATATTCGGTGCTAGTAATGGCTATGGTGTGCTGCCAGAATACATGAGTACGTTCGGTGATTACATGGCTTCAAACCTCATCAACAATGATATGCTTGGTGTCTTACCTAAGGAGGGTTGGTCTATGTATATCCTGTACCGTGTGGGAGGTGGTGCTCTAACAAACCTTGGTTCTGGCTCTATCAACACCATTGCTAATGCTGACGTGGACTGGGGTGGACACGAGGCTAATACAAGTGGTAGCGAGAGAGGTAAGGTTCTTGGCTCATTGTCAATCACAAACCTGTCAACGGCACTGGCTGGTAAGGATGCCCCTTCAAACGAGGAAATCAAATACCTCATCAAGTACAACACATCGGCTCAGAACAGGGCAGTGACAGTGAAGGACTACAAGGTGAAGCTCATGCAGATGCCGCCTAAGTACGGTGCTCCTTTCAGAAACACAGTGATTGAGGCTAATAATAAAATCGAAATGAGTTTCTTGGGACTCGATGCTGACGGGCAACTTGATTCTGCACTCCCTCAGCTGCTTGCAGAGAATGTGGTGGAGTACATGTCCAACTACAGGCAGATAAACGATTACATCGAAGTTAAAAGCGGTAGAATCTACAATATCGGTGTTGAGGTAGACCTGTTCGTTGACAAGAACTACAATACGGCAGACGTGATTGGTAATGTGATTAATGCTGTGAAGGATTACTTTGACGTTAGGAATCATGATATGGGAGAGGACATCTTCGTAGGAGACCTTGAGAAACAGATAGCGCTGACCGACGGTGTTATAAGTCTCATAAGTCTGAAGATATTTAAGATATGGAATGGTGGATACAGTCCAGACAAGTGCCCACTCCCAACCATCGTTGAGGGAAGCGTCTGTGATTCATTGCAGAACACCATATTTACAGTTGGTAACGGTGCTGAAGTTGAACAGATAGACCTAGACCAGATAGACAGGGTGCTGTACGGAGACTATAACTCAATGTATGAAATCAAGTTTCCTAAGAGTGACATACAAATAAGGTGTAAAGTAAGATAAATATAAAGTAATTTAGTGTTATGGCATGCAATTGTAAACAGGCTAAAAATCTAGAGGACGTATATGGTATTAATGATGGCTCGTCATTTAGTGAGGCCTATAAGACATTATGGAAGGTTATTACATTGCTTATAGGATTGATATTAGGTATAGTGGTAGTACCAATAACCATTTTCGTTATGATTTATAATCAACTTTTCAGAGGTGGTAAACCAATAAGGTTACCTGTCTGGTTATTAAGAAAAAAGCCAAAGGAATAATATGGAGAACAGTTACAGAATACATACAAACATAACTGGAGATACTTTGCTTAATGTGAGTATGAAACAGGATTTTGACTTTCTTGAAATCCTGTCATTAAAACTTAGGCAGAAAGATGCTTATAGACTTCACTCTTCTAACTACGGTGTTGTGGTTGGAAGGGTTCTTGCTAATGATGCGTTTGGTATTCCTAACGCAAAGGTATCCGTGTTTATCGAGAGGGAATCATCAGACCCAGTTGAACTTAGGACGATATACCCTTACAGCGAGATAATGTCAAAGGACAGCAAGGGAAGGAGATACAACCTCCTCCCAGACTACAGCGACGATTCTTGCTATAGGGTTGTTGGTACGTTCCCAAGGAAAAGATACCTCCTTGATGACAACATACAGCTTGAGATATATGAGAAATACTGGAAATATACAACGGTAACAAACCAGGCTGGTGACTATATGCTGTTTGGTGTCCCAGAGGGAAGCCAGCAGATACATGTTGATATTGACCTTTCTGATATAGGCATATTGTCTCAGAAACCTAGGGATTTCATATACAAGGGCTACAACTTGGATGAGTTTGATTCACCAAGTCAATTTAAGGAAAGCGCAAATATCGACGGTCTTGCGCAAATTATTTCACAGAATAAGGCAACGGTTGTGTATCCGTTTTGGGGGGATGCCGATAATGGTATCGCTGCTATTACTAGGTGTGACGTACAGGTAAACTATAAATTTGAGCCTACTTGTGTGTTCATGGGTGCTATTGTATCAGACAATGATGCAAATGCAATAGGTCATAAGTGTGCCCCAGACATAGATAGTGGACTTAATAGTCAACTGGTAGCTGGTGAGGGAAGGATAGAAATGATTAGAAAGACATCCGACGGTCTTGTAGAGGAATTTCCTATTAAGGGTAATGCGTTAATAGATAATGACGGCGTATGGTGCTATCAAATACCGATGAATCTGGACTATATTGGA